CCTTTTGTGCCATATCAAGGCTTACTTAACGTTCAAGAGTAAAGGATTTTAGAATGAGTGATATTGACCCATTCAAATATGGACAACTTGTAGCTCAAGTTGAGCAAATGGAAAAAAAGATTGACAAGTTAGAACAAGGCATGGATGAACTTTTAGCATTAGCTAATAAATCTAAAGGTGGTTTTTGGGCTGGTATGACTATAGCATCATTTTTAGGTGGTTTAGCTACATTCTTTATGCACAACATACTAGGAAAATGACATGAAACAATTTCTGATGGCAGTTACTTTAGTATTGCTATGGTTGTTTTTATATGACTATGCAGATGGAAAAGAGTTGCCAAAGGAAATGTCAATGGCTACTGAAGCAGGTGAAGTCGTATTAACACTAGAAGAATGTACATTTACTAAAATGGGTTTACGTGGTTATCCTTATGCTGCGTATGCCACAGATAAAGGTAAAGCTAATCACGAAGGTTGCTGGAAGAAAGAAGAGGTTAATCACATGGAAGCAGTATTAATTTACTTTCCAGAGATAGACGCTACAGCAGTATATAACCCACAACTATTTAAACCACGTTCTACACTATGACATTTATTACTGAAAATAACATAGCTAATCTATATTCAGCACTTATAGAGTTCCCTGTATTTGACGAATATAAACTACCACCTGCATCTAAAGTAGATTTTGTAGTAGTCCATGACCATAGTATATGTGGACAATATGAGCCACCTGAAGCTGGTGATCCTCATGTGATTACTATTAGCACAGCTAAGTGTGGTCATTTAGATACAGTCATCAAAACCTTGTGTCATGAAATTATACACATGATTTGCTATTTAGAATCACCTAAGACAGAGAAGTATGCCACACATAAAGGTTTATTCTCAAAATTACAAAAGAGAGTAGCTAACTCACTTGGCTACGATCCTAAAGAACTATAAGGAGTATTATCATAGACCCAATTACTATACTAGCAGCATTAGGACCATTAGCAGTAGATTTAGGTAAATCACTTATAAACAGATTTGTAGCTCCTGACCAATTTAAACCTGCTACAATAGAACAATATGCTCAAATGAAACAGATTGACCTAGAGTTCTTTAAAGTTATGAATGAAGCTGGTAGTGGTAATCCATCTTATCCATGGGTAGAAGCTATTGTAAGACTCATGCGACCAGCTATAGGTTTATTAGTATTAGCAACATGGGCAACTATGCACCTACAAGGTATCGCAACACAAGAAGTAGATAACTTTGCTAGTGCGGTTGGTTTCTATCTCTTTGGGGAACGTAGTTTATTCTACATTAAAAAGAAATGATAGTCTTAGACATACTAAACTTTATCGGTTTAGCTATACTTAAATTATTAGTTGTTTCATTGTTATTTGTAGCTATGGGATTCTCTATTTTATTTATGTATGCTATGCAGTACTTAACTCAAGCACTTAACTACATTGACAAGAATGTTAATTGAAGTAAAAAGGTTTGAGTTTAAAGATACACACACGATAGGAAAATTATACATAAATGGTGTATATGAGTGTTATACACTAGAAGATGTGGTAAGAAATGGCAGTAAAGTGATAGGTAAGACTGCTATCCCTACCGGTGAATACAAAGTCATTATAGACGCATCTGTACGCTTTAAACAAGATATGCCACATATACTAGACGTTCCTAACTTCACAGGTGTTCGTATCCATTCAGGTAATACTTCAGCACATACAGAAGGATGTATCTTACTTGGCACTACATGGTCAGGTGGTGACTTTATCGGTAATTCTAAATCAGCTTATAAGAAGTTCTTTGAGAAACTAAAACAAGCTAAGACAGCAAAAATCATTATATGTTAGATTATCTTATCTGCGACATTCTCTGTGCTATTACGCATTTTAAATATGTTTTCTTATTGATTATCATGTATTTAGTGTATAATAAAGTATCTCAACACTAGGAGAGTTACTTGAAGATACTACTTTTAGATATAGAATGCGCACCTAATTTAGCAACGGTTTGGGGAATCTGGCAGCAGAACATTGCGCTTAATCAACTCCTAGAATCATCTTATACACTATGCTATGCAGCTAAATGGTATGGTGAGAAAAAGATTATGTTTGACTCTGTATATAAAACAGATCGTAAAGCAATGCTAAAGTCTATCCATAAACTCATGGATGAAGCAGATGCAATCGTTCACTATAATGGCAATAGGTTTGATATACCTATGCTTAATAAAGAGTTCCTAGAAGCTGGTATGCCACCTCCTAGCCCAGCTAAACACATAGACTTACTACAAACATCTCGTAGTAAGTTTAGATTTGTTTCTAATAAACTAGACTATATTGCACAGCGTTTAGGTCTTGGTAAAAAGACAGCACATGAAGGTCATGAGCTATGGCTTAAAGTTATGAATAACGATAGGTCAGCATGGAAACGCATGGAAGAATACAATAGAAATGATGTTGTATTACTAGAGAAAGTATATGATAAGTTTAAAGGTTGGATAAGTAATCATCCTAATCACAATCACTTCTCAGAAGAAAGAGTATGTCCAAGTTGTGCAAGTCATAAAGTTCAACAACGTGGTTATGCAGTATTAACTGCTGGAAAATATCCAAGATTCCAATGTCAAGATTGCGGTTCTTGGTTTAGAGGTAATAAAAAATTAACCACAGACAAATCAGAAAAATTCGTCAAAATATAGGATTGATTATGCAAAGGTCAGAAGTAGAAACTATCTGCAATCATATGTTAGGTAAAATGATTGTATCTTGTGAAGCACTACATGGCGATAGTACTATTGTCATCCAATTAGATGATGACTCTATTATAGAGATTAGCGGTGAGGAGTTATCCTTGTACGGAGAGCTTACACCGCTAGATGATTAAACGCATATTACAGTACCATTAGGATGAACTTGGCATACTGTAACAGAGCCATCAGGTGCTAATATAGTAGTAGTTTGACTAAAGGCTTTTTCTGTTCCAAATATTGCTAACGCAACCATCACAAGACCAAATAACCAATATATTTTACTCATCATCAAACCTTTCTAAAATAGCTTCTACTTCAGGTGGATTGACAGCATCTTCATCTTTAGTAGCTTCTAGTAGTTTATTCTTATACCAATCAGACTTTTCTAAATCTTGTTGTGGGTTATCTTTAAATGGATAACGTAAGTCATATTTGAGCTTACAACCTTTTAAATACCCAATGTATTCTTCTTTAGTTAAGCGACTCTTAATCACATCTATTGCCTCTATACCACCCACTAAATAATGTGGAGGTCTATTCACCATATCTACCATATCTATCCCCTTATAAAAAATAAATCAATCACTTCGTAACACCCATAAAAGAACCAACCCATACCACTAATAATCAACAACCATACAATTACATCTAATATCTTTTCTGCTCGTTCCATCTACCATACTCCCTTCCTACAGCTACAGATACATAATGTCTATTCTTAAATCTTCTATCTAATATATCTTGATGTGTTAATTTAGGTAAGCTAAAGTATCCTTGACTTTCTAAATACTTTAATCTTGTCCTATTGGTTACGCATTGTTGCACAATTTCTTTAATGCTGCAACCAGGATGTTCATCCATGTATTTAATAATAAACTTTGATTGTCTTTGGTCATCTAGTTTAGTGTACATCTTTTACTCCATGAGCTTTTTCTATAAGCCTAGCAAATCTAAATATTCTGTCAAGTGTTAAAACAGCATTACCATTTCCAAATGCTTCTTTATACGCTTTAATAATTTCTTCTTGTGTAAGTGGTTTAGAGTCCACCATGAGCCTCCGTTAATCTTTTACTATCATATTTTGACAATCCTTTATATTCTTCTACAGGTTCACCAGGAAACAATGGTGTTATTTTAATATGATGCGTTGTATTTTTTAAATCGTTTAAATATGATAATTGGTTAGGATGAAACGACCATAAATAAGACTTCTTTAGGTCACCAGACTTAACATCATACTCTTCATAAAGCCATGCTACAGGTTCTTTTTTCATGATTTATTAAACCATTTTATATAAATTAAATATCCTAAATATCCTATAAATAATAAAATTATTAATGGTATTAATTCAATCAAAAATGCTATATCTTGTGCTAACCAAAATTTTATATATTCTATCATTAGTAAAATACCATCCTTCCTATGTGTGTTTTCTTCCGTTTTCCAAACCATACCTTTTTAGGCGGTATTGAATCATCATGGAAGTATAAAGCATTTGCAACTGGGTTTGCATATTTATTGTGAATAATCGTATCAATAACCAAAAGTTTAGTCTCCAAATACGCCCTTTCATTAACTGGACTGTGGGACTGATCTTGCACAGCAAACTGATTATTAGCATAAACGACAGAGCATACATCACGACCCCAACGACCATCACGAACCCTATTCCGTATAGTATTAATGACTCCAATTTTTTCCTCCAATGTTCTTGTATTAACTTCGTGGTAAACAGCAGTAGCATAACACGATATATCTAGTTCTAAATGGTGTATATCCATTATAGTCCTTTCATGATTTTCTTGTGTCTAACAAAACCATACAGGCGTATAATTCTATTATAAATCTAAAAGAAAGGAGAACCGCTATGTGGACAACACCAGCAGCTACTGAAATGCGTTTTGGCTTTGAAGTTACTATGTACGTAATGAACAAGTAATTGTTAAGATGTATGGGTCAGACTGCCTTAAAAAGGCAAATCTGACTCATCATCACCCTCTACAGCAGGTTTACTTCTAGCCTCACCCTTAGCTTCTGCTATTGCTACAGCACCAGCAATAAACTTACCATTAGGACCTTCTTTAACCCATCCTGATAAAGTAAATTCAATACCATCTACATTTAACTTACCTCTATAGTCTGGTCGTTTAGGATTATCACCTTTATCATTCTTGTTTAACGTAAACGTGTTTGTGTTGTCATACTGTGCCATATACTACTCCTTTAGTTTTAAAATTGTTTGGTCTACTTCGTCTAAGAACTTAATCACTTCTGCTTCTAATTCTGCTATGTAAGCATTATCTCTTTCAACCCTAGCTACAAAAAGTTTCATTGTATCAGGGAAATTTGGATTAAAAGAAATAAAATCGACCCACTTTACATTAGGACTTACACTAGCCATTTGCCATTGTATTTGTGGTATGTATTTACTAGGAACTGATTTACTCATAAGCGTATTAGTATGGGTTGTTTCTATAGGACATTTAATCTCTATAAGACCTGCATACTTACCTTCTTCTTCTGCATTTACTGCACCGTCAGGACTAGCACCACTATTCTTAATAACAGGATGGTCAAAGAAACCTACTTCTGTTACAGATACCCCTTTAGATTGCATATAAAGCTCTCTAGCAGCACTTTCTCTTTCAATCCCATCTAACATAGCCTGGTTGACAAAGCTATCGCCTTTCTTGCCTGTAAGACGTTCTGATACTAATTGAACAAGGTAGTTTTGACGTGATGTAGATACACCTGTTTTAGTCTTGGCGATAACATCCGATATTCTGGATGCTGTCACCTTGCCTAATCTTTGCTGAAACCACTCATCTGTGCGTTGTTCTATCATAGAAAGTCCTTGCTAGATACGGCTTTTAGAGTTGGTTGTTCTGACTCTGGAATGTCTTCACCGCTATAGATGTAAAGACCAATACCATGTAATGCAATAGCCTTCGCTAAACAACGTTGCATAGCTGTATTGACTGCCATAGCGTCAGGATTAGGAATAGCTTGGTTTCTAAAGTTAAGCACAGGTAATTGTGAAGTCATAGATTTACCAAACGCATGGACTGTGCAGAATACCATAAGTGTTTCACCAAATTGTTTAGGTTCACCATAAGTCCATGTTGCAGTTGGGTCTTGCTGTAGAAGAGTATCCACAGCCCAAGCCCATGATAAATATGACAGACCATTCTTTTTTTCAATATGATCTGATACATTAATCTTACGTAGTTCGTTATAGTTCATCTTTGCTCTCTCCTCTTGTTGATGTAATTGTGACATCACTTGGTCGTAATGTTGTTGTTGACTCATTTGCTCTCTCCCATTTATCGTTATCTAATTTAAGTTCATCATTCAATCGTTTAAGTATATCTGCAATATGCTCTAAACCATTCGCCATATTATATACCCCCAAAATACAAAAAGGAATAGCCATATCCACTTATTCATATTGCACCTGCTAACTTACCCATAACCCATATACATAAAGCTACATAAGCCCAAAAAGCTATTGCAGTAATAATCATTGTTTTAATACTCATATTATTCTCCTAAAGTGACTGCTTACGCAGCCACCTTTTCATCTTCGTTAATATTATTATATGCTTGTAGTCTATGAGCATTCATAAAGTCTTCATGCTCTATATTCCATAAAGATTTATAAAAATCATTATATACATTTAAGTGTTTTTCTAATAATAAAGTATTAGGTTTAACACCACTAGCATATTTGTGATAATTGCGTTCATACTCAGGTAACCATATAGCAGCATATATAACTGAATTTTTACGAGTTTCTAAATATCTATCAGACTCATGTGAATAACCACCATTTATTACATATTTTTTAGAAGTCATGCCACCTGCAATAACTTTATCCCAAATAATGTAACCTTTTAATTTTCCTTTACGTTCACCACGAGTTACCTTTGGCAATTGATTTATTAATTCATCACCAAAAATTTTACGAGCATAAGACTCACCAAAGTCAGTTGATAAATATGCTTTTTTAGTTTCAATCTGTGCATTTGACATTTTTCTCTCCTAAAAGTTAAATACTACAGTAGTTATATTAATGACCTAAAATAACTTGTCAAGTATTTTGTAGTAAATTACTAGAAATAAAATAGTTTGCAAATAGAAATACATTGTGGTAATGTTTTGCCCTATGGAGATATTGCGTTACATTATATTAGATGAATTTGACGGAAAACCTCTAAGAGCCTTTAGTAACAAGGCATCTGCACTATGGTTTCTTGAGAATAGGTCTAATTGCAAGCTCCATATTCTGCCTAGAACGCCTAAAGCAAAAGTCGTGCCAATGTCAGAATTATATGAAGAATGTTTATTTTAAGGAGAGTATATGAGAATTAAGAATTGGGAGAAGTTTAACCTTTATAAGCCTAGAAACCCACGTTATCAAAAAAAGATGACATGGTTTAAATTTTATGGTACGGATTATATTAATGACATAGAGATACATAAGTTATCTTTTGAACAAAAAGCTGTTTTAGTGGAGTTATGGTGTCTTGGTTCTGAAAGTGATGGCATATTACCTGACAACTATGAGATAGCTTTTAGACTTCATTATCCTATTGACTTTATTGAAAAAGTAGTAAATGAATTATTTACTAGAGGTTGGCTAGAGGAAAACTATCAACCTGTTAGCATAGAGAAGAGAAGAGAAGAGAAGAAAAGAGAAGATATATATGTCGTTAAAACGACCAATAGGTTTGATGAATTTTGGGAAAGCTATCCTAATGTTCGTAAAGTCAACAAGAAAACTTGTTTAGAAAGATGGGCTAATAAAAATCTTGACGCTATAGCAGATGAAGTGATAGGGTATGTAAAAAAAATGAAAGATACTCAATCATGGAAAGATGGTTTCTCACCAGCTCCATTAACGCTATTGAACCAGGAAAGATGGAATGATGGTGAAATGCCAACAGAACGTAAAGTTTGGGAAGGTGGTATTTAGTGAACATAGGTGAAGTAATAAATAAACTAACTGTCAATCAGTCAGTCATTACTGATTACTACGAACAGGAGTTTAGTCATGCAGAGTTTAAAGTTAAAAGTACAGATATATTTGCTGATGATTTGGTTAAGTATTTTGGTGAGGAAATTCATAGTGGTAAATCACTTGGCTGGATTAAGACGGAAGATAAGTTTCGTGTTAGGAATGCGGAAGTAAACATTCTCACCGGTGTATCAGGTCATGGTAAAAGTATGTGGTTATCACAAGTCATATTAGCTATGATGCGACAGAATACTAAATGCCTAGTAGCTAGTTTAGAGATGCGACCTGTATTAACATTAGCTCGTATGATTACACAAACTTTAGGATCACCAGAACCAACAGATGATTTTATTCGCAAGTGGACAGATAGAGCAAAAGACAAACTGTATATTTACGATCAAACAGGTGTTACTACTTCACAAGACATGATAGCAACGCTATACTATGGGAAACATATTCTTGGTGTAGATGTATTTGTGATTGACAGTCTTATGAAGATGAGTGATATATCTGAAGAGTCTTTAGAAGCTCAAAAACTATTTGTAGATAAGTTAGCTGTTATATCACGTGATTTAAACATTGCAGTTTTTTTAGTCGCACATACTCGTAAGATGAAGTCAGAGGATGAAATACCAGATGCTACAAACATCATGGGTAGTTCACATATCAGAAATTTATGCGATAATATTATTTGTGTATGGCGTAACAGAGCTAAAGAAAAGTTAGTTGAAGCTGGTAAAACACCTGAAGAAGAACTAAAGATTATTCCAGATGCTAAGGTCTTTGTTCAGAAGCAGCGTAATGCACAATGGGAAGGTTCATTTAACTTTTGGTTTGACCCAAAAGGATTAAAATATAGGGAGAGTCCATGACCATAAACGACTTCATAAAAGAATGTAAAAAAGTATTCGGTAACGACATTCAATACAAAGCAACTTCTAAAGACGGACAAGTATTTAAAACGAAAGGATGGAGAGATGATAAAGTGGGCATTAACCAAAGACAATTTACCAATGTTAGTAGAGAAGTTAAAAACACTTGACTTCACTAAGCGTTGGAGAGTAACAGTAACAGACGCTAAACTAAACCGTAGCCTAGAACAAAACGAAAGACTATGGGAACTATACTCAAGCATAGGTCAGCATTTAGGCATTGAGAAAGATAAGATACACGAACTCATGGGATATAAATTCTTACGCTACCAAACTGAAATTGCAGGTATGCCAGTAGAGCTTATAAAGTCAACAACTAAACTAACCACAAGTGAGATGACAGAATACCAACAACAGATAGAGGTATGGGGTCAGACTATGGGTTGGGGTTGGGATTATTAAATGAACGTATTATCATTATTTGACGGAATGTCATGTGGACAAATAGCATTAAACCAATTAGGATTTAAGGTGGATAATTACTTTGCATCTGAAATAGACAAAGATGCTATGAAAATAGCTCAAAAGAATTTTCCCAATATTAAACATATTGGTGATGTAACAAAAGTAAACGGAAATGAATTGCCTAAAATAGATTTACTTATTGGCGGCAGTCCATGTCAAGGATTTAGTTTTGCTGGTAAACAATTAAATTTTAACGACCCAAGAAGTGCATTGTTTTTTGAGTTTGTTAGATTGATTAAAGAAACTAATCCAAAATATTTCTTACTTGAAAATGTAAGAATGAAAAAAGAATGTCAAGATGTTATAAGTGAATATCTTGGAGTTCAACCTATTTTAATTAATAGTTCTTTAGTATCAGCTCAAAGCAGAAATAGATTGTATTGGACTAATATACCAAATGTTGTGCAGCCAACAGACAAAGGAATTTTATTGAAAGATATATTAGAAACAGTAGTAGATAAAAAATATAATTTATCTGAAGCAAAGATAGATAGAGTGTTAAATACTCAAAGAGGTAAAGGATTTTTTTATTCACCTAATACCCATGATAAAATAGGAACATTAATTGCTGGTTATCATAAAGTTCCAACAGATGGTGCTTATATTGCTTGTGGAGCTTTAAGAGGCCGTTACTATGATGAAAATGGAAAAAGAACAGACCATAAAGAAAGCGTTGCTGGTAAAACTACACAAATGTTAGAAATAAGAAAAGATGATAAAACAAATACACTAACTACAGTTCAAAAAGATAATGTAATTGTTAAAGATACAATTTTCAGAAAATTAACTCCAACAGAATGTGAAAGATTACAAACTGTTCCTGATGGATATACAGAAGGAGTATCTAACACATCAAGATATAAAATGCTTGGCAATGGATGGACGGTAGATGTTATTAAGCATATCTTTAGGAACATGAATGAACTATAGAAACCCTAAACTACTTAAACTAGCAGATGGCGCACCATGTATGATGTGTTCTATACAAAACGGAACTGTAGTATCTGCACATTCTAATCAATTACGTGATGGTAAAGGAACATCTATAAAGGCACACGATTACCGTATAGCGTTCCTATGCCACCAATGCCATCACATGATAGATAATGACAAAAGTTTAGATAAACATGATAGAATAGCTGCATGGGAAGAAGCTCACCGTAAAACTATAGGTTGGCTATTTACTAATAATCACTTGGAGGTAAAGTAATGGGTAAAGGAAGCGCACCTAGACCTTTTACAGATAGGGAAGTATTTGAGTCTAACTTTGATAAAATATTTAGGTCTAAAAAGCCAAGTGATGATGTATCACCTCATACATACGAATATGAGTTAAACAAATCTACAGGTGAAGTAGAAAAGCGTTTCCTTGATGGCATATCTAAACCTAACGAAAGTCAATTTGATGGCAACTAGCCCAACGCAGTTAAGTCTTAAGAAGTTAAGAGAAGAAGGATATACTGTTCAAGTAGTAGAGTACTGGAATAGTTTTGCAAGGATAAGAATTGACCTTTTTGGTTTTATAGACATTATAGCTTTAAAGGGTAAAGAAACATTAGCAGTACAAACAACGTCAGCAAGTAACATGAGTGCTAGATGTAAAAAGATAGCAGACCATGAAAACGTAGGTGCAGTTCGTGAAGCTGGTTGGACTATTCATGTACATGGTTGGCATCAAGATGATAAAAGGAAATGGCATTGCAAAGTGAAAGATGTATCGTGAAAGAAAAGATATTAGCTTATCTTACAGAACCACGAACCATAAACGACATAGCAGCACATATACAATCTAACTATCCTATTACAAAGAACATACTTGTAGAGATGAGGGATGCAAATGTTATTCATGCTTATAAAGATAACCAAAATAGGCTTATGCACTATTACGTTCCACAGCCACATCCATTACAAACTATATTTGGACATACAGCAAACTTTACAGATGACCAGATAAAAGGCGTTACAAGTTATAATGCAGATGACGCTAAACATAATCTACAACACAAGACTACACAAGAAACTTATGGAGAAAGCGTAGCATATACGCTAACAAGATATGACTGACCCATTTAAGATTATAGAGCCAACGGTCATTAGCTTTAGTGGTGGTCGCACATCAGCCTATTTGCTATGGAGAGTGTTACAATCTAATAATGGACTTCCTGAAGATGCAAGGGCAGTATTTGCTAACACAGGTAAAGAAGATGAAGCTACATTAAAGTTTGTTAAAGACTGTTCTGATAAATGGAATGTTCATATTGATTGGGTAGAATACATACCTGAAGAACCTAAATTTAAAGTTGTAGATTTTGATACTGCTAGTCGTAATGGAGAGCCATTTGAAGCAGTTATTCGTTATTACAATAAACTTCCTAACCCAGCTCAAAGATGGTGTACAGGGATACTTAAAATTAGAACCATTCATAAGTTTGTTAGAAGTCTTGGATGGGAACATCATGAAACAGATAATTCAGACTTTATTGGTATTCGTGCAGATGAAGAACGTAGAGCTGTAAAACAACCAAGAGAAAAAGTACCATTGTATGTAGCAGGTGTTACAAAACAAGATATATTTAAGTTTTGGAAAGAACAAGACTTTGATTTAGAACTTCCAATTATTGATGGTGAAACTATAGGTGGTAATTGTGATTTATGTTTTTTAAAAGCATTGCCTAAAGTTGTATCTCTTATTCAACAAAAACCTGAAAGAGCTGTTTGGTGGGCTAAAATGGAAAGTTTGTTTGATGATAAAGAAGGTTATGTTAAAGGAACTGGTAATAAGTTTAGAAGAGAAAGACCTAGTTATGCAGAACTAATGAAATTTCAAGGTTCTCAAAATGAATTGTTTAATGACGAAACTATACCTTGTTTTTGTGGAGACTAAATGATTAGTATGGAACGCTTATTGTCTATCCTAGAGGATTGGGCTTTATGGATGAAGTCGGATAATCATAAACTAGGTTATCCATCTAAAAGCATAGGCATGTCATCCGGTGGTGAGTCAACTTCAGAAGCGTTTGAAGAGATGTGTTCTGCTCAAGATATGTCTAATGTTAGAACTATACACGCTATTGTGCATAGCTTAGAACAAGGACAACAAGACGCTATCTATGCTAAATACTTAGGTGCTAAACCACCATTAGCCTTTTATTGGCAATTAGATATGGCATACGATAATCTTTTGGTAATTGCAGGAAGACGAATAAACGCATAATGTTGTTGAACAGAAATACTGTTTCGTGCTATAATAGCGCCTATATCGGCAACTCCTGCCTGCTAATAACGTAATCCCACAAAAGCCTGACTGCACTCTCTCCGTGGTTGGGCTTTTTCTTTTTATGAAACTATCTATTTGCGAACAATGCGGTGAACCTTTTGACTTCACAGAGTATAGCCTGTGTAATGATTGTAGATATGACCACCGATTTATTAAGTTAAGGAAAGATGATGAAAGCAAAGACCAAAGCGTCCAAGAAAATCAGCAAGGTAATGAAAGAGTTTAAAGCAGGTAAGTTGCATAGTGGTTCTAAAAAAGGTCCAGTAGTAAAATCTAAAGCTCAAGGATTGGCAATCGCACTTAGCGAAGCTGGTCTATCTAAAAAGAAAGGTAAATAATTATGCCAATGGTCGGAAAAATGAAATTTGCTTACACAGAAAAAGGCAAAAAGGAAGCTAAATCATACGCAAAGAAAACAGGTAAAGCTATGACAGCTAAGCCTATGAAAAAGGCAGCTAAACGTGGCAAATAAGCCAGGTCTATACGCTAACATTGCAGCCAAGAAAGCTAGAATTAAAGCTGGCTCAGGTGAAAAGATGCGTAAGGTAGGTACAAAAGGCGCACCTACTGCTAAAGCATTTAAACAATCAGCAAAGACAGCTAAGAAAAAGAAATGAGTGTTTGGCAAAAGAAAGCAGGCAAGAACCCTAAAGGCGGTCTTAACGCTAAGGGTCGTGCCTCTTACAATAAAGAAACAGGTGGTAATTTAAAAGCACCAGTAAAGTCAGGGGACAATCCTAGACGTGCATCATTCTTAGCTCGTATGGGTAATATGCCAGGACCAGAACGCAAACCTAACGGTGAACCAACAAGACTATTACTATCCCTAAAAGCATGGGGAGCATCTAGTAAAGCAGATGCAAAAGCAAAGGCAAAGAATATTAGTTCACGCAACAAAAAGAAGTAATGGTAAAACTAGATATATATGTAGGATATGATGGCAAGGTAGAACCAATTGCTTATCATAACTTTTGCCAGTCAGTTATAGAAAAGTCATCTATACCGGTAAGTTTTACACCATTAGCACTAAACACTTTAAAAGACTACAAAGAAACACATACAGACGGTAGTAACGCATTTATCTATTCACGCTTTCTAGTGCCATATCTAAATAACTTTAAAGGTATCGCACTATTCGTAGATGGAGACATGACATGCCGCACAGATATTGCACAGATATTAGCTAATTTTGATAATGATGAAGCAATCAA